CTCGTTCCCAAATACGGCGAGAGGTGTTTATCCTGAGCCAAATAAATGGAGGGGTAAAGTAGGTTAGGGTCAACCGCCCCATTTATATTGGTGTACTTTTTAATATACACATCGGAAATCAAAAGTATTTCAGCCATTGTTTTATCGTCTATAATTTTTGCCCTCTATTCCATAAACGGGGTTAGTCGGTAAAAACCCGTTATAATCCATGTCGATTGGAAGCAATGCCACCAGTTCATCGTTTTTCACGCGGTAACCCATCTTAGCCGCTTTTGCTACTGCGATACGCTGGGCATCGTTAGCGAGTGGGTTTATTCCTTTGGCATTAATGAACGTTTCCTTTCGCCATGCATGGTTGCAATTTCCTCCGCCCTTATAAAGCCATATCGAATAATAATCGGTTCCATTTGGCCCCCATTTTGGGTTTACCGCTTTATTTTCCATGGCCTCGATATCCTCTTTTCGGTAAAGTTTATCGGCCGCCAGCATTTTAGCGCAAAATGGGCGATTACTCGAAGATCTTCCAAAGTAGCGGTAGCGAGTCATAAAGGTAACGCCCGCGTAATTGGTTTCGTCTTGATCGCTTGGCGCCATCGCTTTTGCCGAACCTGTGGAAACCGCCAGTTCGTGCGCCTCGATTTTCAATAATTCCTCGTTTTCGAGATCGTCATTCTCGTAGTCTACCTCGTAACTATCGATTAAGATATAACCCTCGGGCGCATCCTCACCGAGGGCGATTAATTCCTCGGCAACCTCCGAACTCAATTCGACATTTTCCCCCTCAGCGGAGCAACAATCCTTTTTTTTTTCAGCCTCAAATTGGGCGGCGAGCGCTGGCGTTACCGCCGTGGCCACTTGCATTTTTAGAGGGGTGTTTGGTACCACGGTTATTTTGATGCCGGGCATTTCAAATGACAAAACCTCTTCAAACGCTTTTGATATTTTGCGTTGAGCGGGCTCGATAACCTGATTAGTGAAAATCTCAAGGCCAACCGCCATTTCGTCTTTATTCGAACCGAATCCCGTAGCGACATCGCGAATTCCAAAAAGTAAAGGAGTGGTTACGCGGTGCGCTACCATTATAAGCGAGGTCGATTCGGTGCTCAAAAATTGGTATTGCTTATCGGCATCAGAAAGCGGAAAGGTTATTATATCGGGTTTCGGCGTATCCCTCTCGTTGAAAGTCATTATAAACTTACCCGCGTTTTTTGCCCCTGTTAACTCACGCTCCCAATCGCGTTTGATGTCGTTTTGCTGGTCGGGGTCGGGCGCACCCTGAAACATCGAAACAATAAAGGAAGGCATTAAGCCATTGACGATATTGTTGATGTGATAAACGCTGATTTCCTTTGCGAGTTCAATCGAATTAATCGCCGAGTAATAATCGGGGCGCGGGTAAAATTGACCGCTGGTGTAATTGAAACAGTAATAAATTTGGCGAGGTTCCTCGCTCTTTTTCGCCACGTTGTAAAGCGGGATAAATTCAGGCTTATTCCTTTTGCGCTTTGGAGCCGCCCAATCATTCGAATGCCATACGCCCGTAATTTCTTCATCTTCCCCACTCACTCCGAGTCTACATTCCTCGAATGGAATATGGCGCAACCTCGCCACGCTCTCGCGGTCGTAGGTGTATATAACCTCCATGTAAAAGCCGCCGTATTTTTTGTAGTCATGGGCGCAACCATAAAAAACCTCGTAAGCATCGAGCTCGGTTAAGCGGCGGTTGTAAACGCCAGCCTCGAGCGATTTGCCCGCTATCATATCGCCAATGGAAATACAAAGCGAGCCATGTACCGCGCCCGTTTGCGCGAGCTCTCGGAGGTACTGGGGGAAAAGATTGTTTACCCCGAAATTCACCCACCCGCCGCGATCGGTTTTCTCGGCTGAACTTATAACCGTGTAATCGGCGAGCTTCACACTTACCGAGCTTTTGTATTTATCCATTGTAAATAATATCGTCGTTTATTATAATAGTGGGCACATCGTAGAACGTGGCGTTATCAGTCATGTCGAGCCAACCAATGCGACATAAACCCACAACCGATGCATCCAACGGGTTCAAATTTACGGCTGAATTTTGGCCATAAACCTCATACCTGTAACGCCCCGAAAGGTCGAGAGGCACGGTTGTAATGATTAGCGTTGTGATGCGCTGATTTTCGTTAAAAATAGTGGCCACCTGAGCGAGGTCGGTTCCCGTTGTGGAATTTTCCTCATGGGTTAAAATTAGCAAATAATGAGTGAACGCGGTTGCGAAATATTGGCGGCTCTCATTAAGTGAAAGTCGCAGTATTTGACCCGCTTGATTGGTTGCTAAATAGTTCATCTTTACAAAAAAGGGGCGGGCAAACACCCACCCCGTTTTAAAGTTAACCCAAAATCGATTCTTATGAATTCACAACGGTAATCCCTGTGAAGTTGTCGAAAGGCACCGAGGTATACGCCTCGAGGAAATCGGGTTGTCCCGGCTCCTGAGCGTTCAACGTAAACTGGTAACCGTTCAAATCGCCCTTAGCCTTACCCGATTGGTATGAACCAGTCGTGAGGAAAGCGCCATCGGTACGACCAACGCAAACGATTTGATCGTCGTAAAGTTGAACGAACACAATCAATTTCGCCTTGCTCATATTCTCGAGCTCTTTCTTTTTTGTGTTCGACAATTTGCCGAGAGTTACCTCGACTGATTGGTCGTAATAAAGCGTTCCGTTTTCAAGGTTCGCAGTCGGTACAATTGTAACCGCTCCCGTATTTCTATTTGGTTGGTATTGGAAAACATCAACGCTTCCAGCGGTGCCCGGTAAGCCGTCAATTAATCCTGTCGCTGGGTCGATTGTAACACCGCTTGAGAAAAACTCCCAATTGGCGATATACACGTTTTTAACCCCGCCGACCCCCTCGTTACATTCGAGCAAAAAGCCTCTTTCAAGCAAACAAGCCATGTGATTATTTTTTTAAATGGGGGCTTTTACACCCCCGTTATTTTTAATTAGAACCATGTTCCGTAAGCGGCAATTTCGTTGCCGATTCCGAACTGAGCACCAGCGAAAAACTTAGCTGAGAAACGAACGTTGTCCTCGGCAAATTGGCCCATGTCCACAACCTGAATGTTATTCCAGTCGCTGAGGATGTTTGTACCGAACCAAAGGTTACTCTTCTGAGCCATTACGATGGTGTCATCGGGCATACCCGGGCAAATTGCCAACTGATAACCGAGGTAGCTCTTAGGCATCTCAGGGCCACCATAAGTATACCAGCCATTACCAGCCGCCGCGCTCGCTTGCATGAATGCCTCCCAAACGTTTTGAGCGATGTAAATAACAGGCTTCTCAGTTGAACGTTTCACCGCCGTTGGTGAGGTTGCAACGGTAGCCGCTATTTTCGCGATTACGTTTGTTGAGTCGATAGCAACTGGGGTTGAAACAAACAATACGCCCGAACCGCCCGCGTTCATCAATGTCAAAAGACCATCGTATTCGCCAGCGGTTGCGTTTGCACCAGTCCACAAAATTTCCTCGTTTTTCGCGGCCATGCCCTCGAGCATGTTAGCGATCAACGTTTCAGCCAATGCTGGCTCGAGCTCGCCGTTTTGAACGTAGTTAGCGCCCCAATCAGCGAGGAAAGTGTTCTTGCACAAGTTGCGCTGAACTTGGAATTTCTCAAGTGTCAAAACGCGCTCGGTAATAGTCACGGTGCCAAGTGGCGTGAAGTCGCATGTAGGCGCTTCAAACGTGATATTGTCAACAAGCTTTTTTACGATTTGCTTGTAATCGATGTTCTCTTTTACGGTAACGTGTTGCAGAGATTCGTTCGCGAGGAACGCCGCCTTAATATACTCACCAGCATATTTTCCAGCGTAAGTTGTAGTTAACGAAGTAGTCGTAGCCATAGCTAATTTTTATTTAATGTTTTCGATATTTTTGATGATGCGCTCGCGAAGAGTCATTTGAGAAAAAGGCTTTTCCTTTTCGGTGCTCAAAGCCACGCGAGTTTTGTTTTCCTTTACTGAAGGTGCGGCGGGTTGTTTTCTGAGCGCGCTGAGCTCGGCCTTAGTCGTGTTCAATTGCCCAGCAACTTTGTCTTTTTCAGATTTGATTGCGGCCAATTCAGCGGCGAGAGTTGTGTTCTCACCCTCAAGTGAAGAAACTCGCTCGGTGAGCTTTTCGATGGCGTTTAGAAGATCCACGGAAGACATTTCCTCTTCCATTTCAGGGATGCCCATTTCGGCAATTTGCCCCAATTCATTTACATCAATGAATTCGCCCGTTTCGAGCTCGTAACGACCCTGAGCCGCTGGCACGTTATTACCCTCGGAATCTTTGGTGTAGACATCAACGCCGATGGCAAATGATTCGGCGCTCGTATAAATAGGAGTGCCATCTTTCAATTTACCTTCGGTTTCCAATGCCACCTCAGTTTCGAGGTTAATACCATATGCCTTAGGGTCAACGGCGAACTTTTGGAAAATCGCCTTAATTGATTCTTTCAAATTTGACATTAGTATATTATTTTGTTGAAAAAACGGAATCAAAACCGTTTTCCCTTTTTCGTACTATTGTCAACGATTCGAAAGATGTGTGGTAAGTGATGTTTATTGTGCAAAAAAGCCCCCTCGTTTGGGGGCTTTCTTGTTTACCACTAAACTCTATACTTAAATTAATCGAAAAGCCCAGCAACCAAAGCGCTTATCTCGCGCAAAATTTCAGCCTCTAAATCGACTGCATGCATTTGCACCGCGAGCTCGTTAAAATGCCCCTCAATTGAAAAGCCTTTGAACGTGCCCTCTTTTACCTCATTCCAAATTTCATCGTCCGTAATGCTTACCCCCACAATCCATGAACCAACGGGAGCCGTTAGCCCGAAATGGTAGGCTTTATCCTTTTCCCCCTCGATAAGCCAGCTCTCAACAACTGGGCAACCCATAACCGAAAATTCGTGCTCGAGCGTGGTGTTATGCTGGAGGTTTTTCTTCAGGTACAAATGCGCGCATTTGGCGATCGTGGCGGCATCGAAATAAATGTAATAATCCTCGCCCGTATTTTTGTCGATTCGCAAAATGTACTTATTCGGAATCAGCGCGGGGCCGTAGAGCATGCGCCTTTCGTTATTCACGCTGGCGAGTTTCACCGCGTTGAGTGCAATGAAATTTTCTTCGATGGCTGGAAATTCTACGAGGGATATTGCACCCACGCCGAGTTTACCGCCTTCATCAATAACGCACTTTACTATTTTCTTTTTATCCATTTGTTTTTTATATTAGCCTCGAAAATTTTCCATTTTCGATTAATTTTAGTCATTAAGCCCTTACAACGGTGGGGGCTTTTTGATTTATAAACGGCTCAAGTCCTCAACTTTCGAACGGGCTTCCATGCTCGATGCAATATCGGAGGCCAAAACGTAAGCGGGTTGGATTTGCCCCGGTTGGTTGTCAATGCCTAAGTTTCCAAGTGGGTTAAATTGCGGAACGCCACTCGATGCAACGCCAACTGAAGCCAAATCCCCACCGCCCCCGAGGCCGCCTGTTGAGGTGTTATTTCCACCGCTCGGAGCTGGACTCGAGAAAGTGGTGGCCTTAATCTTTGCAATGTTCGCCAAACCCGCCGCGATGGCCGCCGCCGCCGCGATTGCCCCGCGCACTACCGAGGTAGGGTCACCGGGAATAACCTGTGAGGCGTAAGCGCTCGTAGCACTTTGATAAGTGTTAACCGATGTTTGCGCGATTTGGAGCGCCTTATTACGTTGGAACGCTTTCTTTTGGCTCGCTTCACTTTTACCCGAAAACGCTTCATTCAAAGATAGGAGCGTTGAAATGCCATCGGCCGCCGATTTGGAAACCATGTCGCTGGTTTTCATAAAGGCATCGAGTTTATCTTGTTGCGCTTTGTCATCAGCGGCCTTTTCGGCATCGCGATACTCCTTGTTTATTCGCTCGATTTCCTCGTTTCGTTCGGTTGTGAGTTGAGCGGTTAGCGTGGCGTTACCCTGAGCGATTAATAATTTCGCATCGTACTCAGCCGTTAAATCTTGCAACTCTTTCGCCTTCCTCGCTTCATTTGCCGAAAGGTTACGAATGCGAATTTCCTCCGAGAGCGCGAATTGTTGATCCTCGAGTTTAATTCGTTCCTCGTTGGCCTTTGCCGCGGCGGCCGCGTTATCCTCGGCGAGCTTTGCATCGGCCGCCTCCTGAGCCGCTATTTCATCAGCCGTGTATTTATCGCGTATGGCTTGGCGGTCGAGGAATTGTTGCTCTTCGAGTTGAGTAATGAGCTCGGTATTTTTACCCGCTTTCTCAACTAATTGCTGGTACTTTAACTCAACCTGTCGCAATTCGCGATCCTCAGCGCTGAGAGTATTTTGAAAACGGGTTTCCTCGGCTTGCTTTATCGCATCAGTTACCTCGGCCTCGCGAGCCTTTCGAGCCTCGGCCGCTTGCTTTGCCTTTTCACGCGCTTTCTCAGCCGCTTGCTCGGCTTTCTCGAGCCTCTTTTCTTCCTCTTTTGCCGCATCCTCGCGCGTTTTTTGAACGGCGGCGGCTTCCTCTTCAGCCGCCTTAATTGCGGTTTCGGTGTTTTGGTCGATTAACTTTTTTCTCGCCGCGATTTGGTCGGCGGTTAGCTTCACGCCCTTTTTTTCGAGCGCGTTTATATCAGCGATTAGCTTGTTATTATCGGCGATCTCTTTTTGACGATACTCAGCGTTTACGGCCGCGACATCGCCACCCGTTTTTTGAGCGTTGGCAACCGCCAAACGGCGAGCGTTGTCGAGAGTCTTTTGTTTGTCCTCAAGATTACCAATCGCCCCATCTACTGCATCAGCGGCGGCCACGGCGGTTAAGCCGATGGCATCGGTAAAACCTGTTATTGCATCCTTTACCGCACCGATTACCGCACCGATTACCTCGAATGCAATCCCGAGGGCGGGCACCACGTTGGCGAGTTTATCAAAGTTGGTAATGAGTAACGCCAGCACCGAGCCAATCAAAAAAATCGGGTTCGTTAAGAGAGCCTTACCGAGTCCAACAATCGATTTACCAAAATCCCCCGCGCCCTCGCTGGCGCCTTTAAAATTCAGGCCTTTAATATTTTTGCTCAGGCCATTAATGCTATCGGCGGCACCGCTAAAATCGAGTTGGCCGAGGCGGCTCGTTAAATTCCCGAGGTTGTTACCGAGGCCCTGTAATGCTGGCCCCGCGTTGGCAGTTATATTCTCGTTAAAATCAGCCTGTGCGTCTTTCGCTTGCTCGAGCCGATTAACAAGCGCTCGGTATTCGTCCGATGTCTTATCGAGCCGCGTGGTTTGGAGTTCATTCGTGAGCTCCTTAATTTGCTGGCGAAAATTCTTAACAGGCTCGCTTGGAATCGCACTACCAACGCCAGCCGATTGGGCTTTTAATTCCTCGAATGATTGGCTCACAACTTTAGCCGAACCTCCGAGCTCTTTGTACTGAATCGCCAAATCAGCCCATTCAGCCGATTTCGGGTCGAGTTGGCCGAGCTGAGTCTTTAATTCACCCAGTTGTTTAATCCAACTTTTGGAAGCATCGCCCGCCGTGTTTATCTCATTACCTAACTTGTTTATTTTGGTAATCGCCCCCGAGTCATCGGCGGTAACGGTAATAATTATGTTCGAACTTTCAGCCATTAAACCAACTAAATATTAGGTAAGCAACAAATCCCCACCACAAAGCAAACGAGCCCCATTTGGCCGCTAAATAGAGGTATTTGCGGCTACCATATAAACGGAACGAGGGTTGGTTTGCGCGAATACCATGTTTCAGGAGTGAAAGGGCGGGGCTGATAGTGTTTAATTTCATCGAATTTGGGTATAGTATAGGGTTAAATTACAATTGACATCCTGAGGAAATCCCGAGCCGCCCGAGGTAATTTTAAACCTGTGTTGCGCGGTATCGGTTGCCGTGTCGATTGTAAAGGTAAGTGTAACCGCTGAGCCCGAATCGTCCGAACTGATAACTACGGGAGTACTCGCGCTGGTTACACCGCCGATTTTTTCCAAATAAAATGAACCCGTTTCGTAAATGAAAAACCCGCTCACATCGCTCGCGTGCAAAATGTAGAAACAAACCCACGTTGTTTTATTGGGAATGGACAAACGGGTTAAAATTTCATTGGGCGGGAATAGCTCAAGGGTTTGACCCGAGGCCGTAAATGCGAATCCATTCGTGAACACCGTTACCCCCGTTTGACTCGCGCCCTCGTCCTCCGAGAGTGTGCGATCGCCAGCGCCCAAGTGAACGCCCCAAACGTTCGCGTAAGCATTGCGCCCGAGCAATGAACTGGCGCGATTCTCGCCCTCCATTTTCAAACGCTCACCAACTGCGAGCGTGTTTTGGTTGCCCTTTTCCACGCTGATGTTTTCCCCAACAAAAACGCTGAAAGTGTTATCGGGGCTGATGTTTGTATTACTCGTTATCGCCACCACGTTCGATGGCATTCCATTTTGGCCAGCATTCATCATTCGGAAATCAGAACCGCCCCCGGGGTCGGTTACGATAGGGGTACCATACGCCAAACATTGGTTTAAACTTTCCTCCCAAGTGTACCCGTACCGAATGCAACAAGCGGCGGTGGCTGGTTGTGGCTCGCCCTCGAAATCGGTGAATTCAATCGATTGTGTCATGTCCTCATTAATAACTACCGTTGTCGGAATCAGCTCGCAATCGGGAGCGGGCTCAACGAGTTTGATTAACTTAACTTTTGTCGACTCATTCAACCCAACTTTGTAGTCCGAAATTTCAATTATGCGCCAATACGAATCCTTTATAAAAATTCGATCGTTATACTGAAAGGTCAAAATATCACTCAACTCCAAAGCGAAATAAGCCTCGAGGATTCGAGCCTCAGGATTGTACAACCCATTCAGATACTCGCGCCAGTATTCGTTGAAAAGGTTTCGAAATGGATTCGTAGTGATGGCATGCAACGGCGTTTCAGGATTAAAATTCAAATCGTAATCCCCCACGCTGGCGTTAACGCTCGAGTAATGGTTGAAAATGTTTACATCGCCCGTGCTCACATCATTAATCGCATCGTCATAAATCGGAAGGCTCGCGATATCGGCGAGGAATAAAAAGCGCAAATTTGGCGCAACGAATTCGTCTTTATCATTTATGAACTTTGGAATTGGTATGTTACTACCATTCACATAAGCGGCGGGCGTGGATTCGGCGGTTAGTTTCACATTAAGCGCCCCTGTTACAAACTCATTGACTGGCGCGCCCTCAGCTACCGAATAGCCGTTGAGTATTTTGTACTCGCCGTATGTTCGCCCGTTGTCGGTGAATAGTTTTGAAAACCTATCGCCGCCATTTTTATAACTCCAAAGGAAATTTCTCTTTTGAATGTCGGTAGTTGGGCTCAAGGTCAAATCCTTTTCGATGTCCATTTTTTGAGTCCAATTGAGCGTATCGCCTGTGGCCAAATAATCGGCAATCGGGAAAATGGTAACCTCGTTAGGCACCGAGCGCGAAGGGATTAACACGGCGGCGTGCATCGCGAGAATATCCTTCACGAAATCCACCTGTTTAATATTTGGCGAGTTGGCTGGGCCATCGAATCTATCGCCCCAGTTCCGATAGTAACTGAAGAGCTCCCAACCCGTGCCCTCAAGTGGGTTGTTACTCGCATCGCCCAAAAAGGTAGGCGTTCCCGTGAATTCACTATACGGCTTTATTCGTTGCCCCGCCAGCATGTAAATCGGAGTTGTGGTGAATAAGATTCTTTGGCGAATCCCGTTGTTTTGGTCGAATCCCGAAACGGCCACCTCGTAGTTAACGACAATCGTACCCGTTAACGGCAAAGAGCCTGTGAACAAATAAAACTTAATCCCCCCAGTTGATGGGCCGAACGTTCCCACGGGTAAAAGATTCGCCCAAAATCGAAATGAATAAAAGCCCTCAACGGGAGCTTCAAAGTAACCCGCCAACCCATACGCCCCGCCGTTGTCAACTACTACGGGAAAAGTAAAAAAGTTGTCATCGGTAACGCTGGTGTTGGTGGCGAAGCCCGCACTAAAATAATAGTTGGCCACGGTTTCAAGTGTGATGACATTTTTCGAATTAATCCACGGGCACCAATACCCCGAGAGGATTGTTTCGAGTGGCGTTGGCGAAAGGGTAAAACCCGCCTCGGTTATTATCTTGCTGAAGATTGTCCACGCGTTAATAAAGGGCGTTAAATCAGCTGGAAAGATTGGTTGCTCACTATTGGTAATCGGCCGCCCGCCGCCCATGTTATCCCACTTTTGGCCGCGTTCAACTAATCCCCAAAGCAACTCGGTTGGAGTGGGTGGGTTAATCGTGTTCTCGTAGGTAATGGCATCGTAAAAATTACCTTCACTTAGGTAGCTCAAATTCGCGAGTAACTTATCGCCAATGGCTCGGAATAAATCGGGAGCCTCGCCGTAAAAACTCAGCTGGATATCGCCGAGTAAATCGTTTTTCTTGAATGTCTTAATTACCCGCAAATGGCCGCGCATTATCGGCAACGTATTAACTCGAATCTCGGCGGGTATCTTAGTGCCATATACGTTGGCCGAATCGCTAAACGTGAACGAATCCAATAACCCGAAAATCTCGGTGTTGCGATCGCTCGCGGGAACCCTAAACTCGCGGGTGAAATCCCCGAGCGGGGCGAACGTTCCGACATCCTGAAAGTTGAAATTTTGGCTAATGGATTCGAGAGGGTATAAATCAACGTAATACTCTTTTTCATCGCCCCAAATAAAAAACCCACCCGCCGTTAAGCCGAAATCGAAAGTAAATGCCGCGGTAAAATTCACGCGAGTTAAGCCGGGTGATGGCGTATCAGGTAACACTCCATTACAAAGCCGTATGTTAGTTTCGCCAGCGGCGTTAATCAGCGTTACAAGTGTGCCAACGATAGTGTCTTGATTAATGAAAGCGGGAACGATGATGCGTTGAGAGCCAACCGCCCCAAGTGTTGGCGCATCGCTTTGGCTTAGTACGTTCGTGTTACTACCACGGCGCACAATTAATTGAACCTCGTTTTCCATTAATTTGAATAATCTTGAGAGTAACCCACTTTCAGGGTCACGTTGTATAACTTGCCGTTGCGTTCCTTTCGCTCAAGGAAGGTGCTTTCTTCAACGCTAACGGGTATGTGAGTGCCATCGGTACCAACGAGGTGAACTTGATTGGAAACCATGAGCGAGCGCAAGAATTCGAACTCGTTTTCTTGCACCCAATCAGAAGCAAGAGAAAGCGTTTGCGTTACGATGTTTTGTCGGTCGTATTGCTGGCGGTCGTAACGGCTGAAAATTGTCGATGTGCCATTGAATAGCACGCGCTTGTATTGCTTACGCTCGATGTTATTGGTTACCTCGTTTTTCTTTATAAAATTGAAGTAATCCCAACCGCCTCGAGAGTTTGTCCACGCTAAACGTTTGTATTCATAACGACAATCGTATTGCCCGAAATTCTCGGTATTGAAAAAAATGTATTGCTTGCTCACTCGGCTACCGCCGTTATACGCCGAAATGATGTAGTACTCCCAACCTGATGAAATGGGGTCGGGTACTAATGGATCAAGTGAGTTTTTGAGATTCTGAGGGTAGCAAGGAATTCCAATTTGAGGTCTCGCCGTGAATGGTATGAAGGCCGATGCTGGCGAGGTACCGAATATTTCCACGCGGTAACTATCGATTGTCGTTGGGCTACAAAATTCGTCTGAGCCCGTAACGAATAATAAACCCCAGTCGCTTTCATGCGCTGGAATAAACACGGTATTCGACCCGGGCGTTATGCCCAAACTTTCAGCCAGCGCAAAAGTGAACGTATCAAAGCGGCGGTCGCTTTGCATGTAATCCGAATTCGCGTTATTGGCGATTTTAACCTCTTTATTCGAGCTCGCGAATACATTCGGGCGGTAACCTTCGATGGGTTGCAAATAACCGTTATAAACGGCCGTGGTTGCATCAGCGCTCGCCCCATCATTTTGGGTTAGTACGCCACCAACCAACCACCACTCGGTAAATGTGAGCGCGTAGCTTTTCCATGAACTGCCATCGGGCTCGGTGTGTACGGTATCCGTGGTGCCGTGTATGGCGGTGTCCTCCTTATTGAGTAAAGAAACCAGCGGGTTCAAATCAAAATAGGCATGGCCATCGGGTGAAGGGTCGAAAAAAAAGTTGTACGTTTTACCGATTGCGATATCGTCTACCTGAATACCAAATTTAAACCCAGTATTGCCCGAATTCGTAGAGGTCAAATCGTAAATTAATTTTTGCCCTCGCGGTGTCCATGTATAGGGCTGGTCGTTTATTGTAATCGCCATTTTTTATTTGATATACTTATCGGCCTTGAGCCTCAATTGTTGTAAAATTTCCCTCCGATAAAACTCGCGAAACTCAGCGCCTGATTTACGAAACTCGGTTTGAAATGCATCCCTCATATAATAAACGCCAACGATGCCTCGTTTACCGATACTTTTCGCCATCGCGTAAGCCTCAGCACTTTTATTCCCCTCAGCCTCGGCCTCCTTGCTGAATAATCCCTTGCGTTCCATCCAAGCCATTATCGGGCCTACTGGTGGCCATGTCATCGGGTCTTTATTCGGGGTGCGCCCTTTCTCAATTACATCGGCGTAATTGCGAGTGGCGGTGTCATTGGCTGGCACCCCAAACCATTGAATGATTTTCGGGCCTCGTTTGAAATAATTGTAAGTCAGTTTATCCCTGAGGTTCCCGGTATCGATTCGGTTCACCGAACGGCCTCGAATTTGGCGTTTCTTTCTCAGGTTAGCCCGCGCCGTTTTAATAACGCGATCGCCAAACGCATCGAGAATCTTCCTATTTTCCGCAAGTGAGGCCATTTATATCTCGGTTAAAAATATCGTGTATGCGGTCGATGGGTTAGCGATTAGGAGCTCGGCAAATCGCATCGCTTTTGTTGGATCAATAAGCGCCTCGCTCACGCGGTTACGATTAACCTGAGCGGTATCGTCAATGGTTGGCCACGTTAACGAACCGTCCTCGTTTTCGGTTGGCTCAACGTAATCGGAGCCCAATTTGAAAACGATTACTTGCCCGTTATTATTGACCCAAAAATTATTTGCATCTATTGTGTATGTCATATTGTTAGTAATACTTGGTTATTTAAAATCGCGGCGCTATTGGTGCTCGCATTATTTACGAATTTCACCCCCATTAAATCGCCAACCGCAACGCTCACCGAGTTAACCAAATCCGTAAACACACCAGCGGCCGAACCAGCCGCAATAGTTATGGTCAACGCTTGGTCGACACTATTTTTTCGAAGCGTGCAAACGAGCGAGCCCGTGGCTGGTTGCGCCGTGTTGGTCATCACATAAAAACGGCTTAGCGTGCCAGCGGTTACCATTGGCGTACGGCGTGCCGCATCGGAGGCGGCGTGGTTAACTGATCCAGCGAATAGAGATCCGAATCGGGTAACTCCAGCAGGCACAATATCGCCGTTTGTGAATTGTCCTAAAATCGAAACCGAACCCGTTCCAAGTCCTAAATCCGTTACCATCTCGGCGGCCGTGCGAGCGGTAACCGAGTTATCGGCGTTCACTCGAAGGAACGTTATTGCGTTTGGATTGGTAAGCGTGGCGAGCGCATTGCCCACCGTGGTTAAACCGATGGCGTTTTGTTTTGCGTTAAACGCGAGCCAATCGGTTGTTGAAAGTAAGCCCCGATTTGCCGCCGAGGCCGTGGGTAAATTGAACGTGTGCGTTGAACCCACCGAGCTAATACCGAAATCGGTTCCCGCCGTGCCTACTGCGAGGTTTTGAACCTGAGCCGTTAAGCCATTAATCGCATTTACCCCCGTGCTCAGCGTGGTAATAACTTGCGATAAATGAGAATCCTCCGTGTGTAGTTTAAGCGTGCGACCTGAGGTCGTAACGAACACCCGCAAAGCCAATCTATCAGTTAATGCCATTGTGGTTGGCGGTACCGCCAGCGCCGTAAAATATGCATCGATAACCGTGCCTTGAGTAATACCCTCGGGCGTTGCGACATCGGTAGCCAGTAGCGTGAAAGCGGCCCCATCGTACTTATACAACTCAACGTAAAACGAGGGCGAACCGCCACTTGAGGACGCGCTGAAATAAAGCTCCAAATTGAAATTACCGCCCGGTATTAATAAAACATTCGGGTCGTTTGCATCAGTAATAAATTGAGCGATTAATCCATTACCCGCCGCGTTGGTTCGCGTGAAATCGGTTCCCGCGCCAAAGACGGCCGTTTTGCTCATTTGATAGTAAGTCGAACCGCCAATGGTACCTTGATTAATTGAGCCATTGAGATAGTAGCTAACTGATGAGCCGCCGCCGCCTGTCGTTGGAAAGTTGGCGAGTTGGCCATCCCCCCGAACGTATTGAGTGGCGAGCCCCGCCGCGCTTACTGCGAGCGTTCCCGCACTCGTAACAGGTGAGCCCGCCACCGAGAAAGCGGGGGGCATGCTTAACCCCACCGAGGTAACACCGCCCGGCGCTGGCGTACTATTAACCCAAGCCGTGCCGTTCCACGTTAACACTTGGCCGTTAGTTGGTGAGGGTGCGTTTACATCGGTGAGGCTATCGAGTGTAGTGGGTATAGTTGGTTTATTCAGTATTTGAGCCAAACCGCTTGAAGCGTTCCAATCACTATTCACTTGCGCGGCTGGAATCGTTGGTTTGTTTAAAATCTCAGCGAGTCCACTCGATGCATTCCAATCCGAATTCACTTGAGCCGCTGGTATTGTGGGCTTATTCAAAATTTGGAAATCGCCGCTTGTTGCGTTCCAATCAACGGGCGTTTGCCGTAACCTGAAGCCAGCGCCAACGAGTGACCAGTAAAGAGCATTTGTTGGGAGTAACGCATCGTTATTCGCAATGCACTCGTATACATTACCGAGGTACCAAACGCGATCGCCAATTACATACTGGTTACCCGTGGCCGTGGTGTGGTTAACGTTAAACTCGGTTGCGACATCATCGCCGCCACCGCCACCGCCCGTTGAGCTAATTGTGATTTCGCCAAAGCCGTTATCGACAATCGTAATGTTCGCGCCCTGTTGAAGATTCAATAAAGTTTGATCGCCGTTAAGCACTCCATTGGTTTCGAGAATGACCCCAGTTCCACCCGCGCCCGTTCCTCCCGAACCTGAGCCACCAACCGACCAATCGGCTGGGATATCACAGGCCGACCAATCCCACGGCACCGATAACGTGAGAGCCAAATTAACGCCTGTTAAGGTTTGGGAATATTCCTGAATAAAAACCTCAATCGATGGCGAGCCCTCGAGCTCCACGGTTGGCCCGAATAGGACGAGGCCGTTTTGAATCTCGGCTATTAAGTCCTCGGCGAGTTTAATGCAGTCGCTGATAACCTCGCGTTCGTATTCGGCTGGCGTTTCTTTGTCACGCGGCAAATCGGCGAAAGTGATAATGAACGTGTAAAGCCGCGTGCCCTGTCGCGGTTCAACCTCAACGGGGAAAACGTGCATCCATGGAAAGGTTAACCCCTTTTCGATGTCGATATTGGAAGGGTGCCCGTGAGTGAATCCCTTAATCAAAAAGTGACCCTCGGCAAAAGCCTTGAATCTTTCGATTAGTACGTTATAACTTATCTGAGTAATCATTTCAACTTATATGCGTTTTTCATTATTCGTGCTTGCTCGCTATGGTAATCCCTCATATAACTGAGGTGAGTGAATACCGAGCTCGCGGCCTTATCTAAAACCAATTCGTGTTTGGTGAGGTCGTTACCGCTCACCGATTCGAGGATGTGAAACCAGCCCCACCGCCCGAGGCCTGAGGGGGTATAATCGTGCTCATTTCCTTCTTGAGAATCGAGTCCAAATAAACCAGCGAATTGTTTGCTAATTCCGCGCCGATACTCGAAAAAAAAACCAACGCCCCGTTCACGCGATCTAAGGTAAGAGCCATAATCTCGGGCATGTACCGCGCCGTTTTATCGAGGTCGTATTTTTCAATATTGTAATAATCCCCCACTTGCTCGGTGACAGGTCGAAACATCACGGCCATCAGTCGCGGTAACTCGGTATAGTCGCACGGCTTACCCTCGCGCCAAATCGTTTGGGCGAGCTGGTCAAGGTCAACGTGTTCGCGAAAGGTCATTGAGTTAATATCAGGAAGGAAGCCGAGGCGTTTACCGTTCACGTTAATAATGCGCTCGAATTGACCCGCACTCGAATCGATTACCTCTTCGAATAAAGTGATAATCGTTTGCACCGAATCGGCTTTTAAGAGCTCGCAGTATTCGCGGCTTTTGTTTATGATTACCATGACCCGCTCGACATCGTCCTCGGCGGTGTGGTAAGCCATGAACTGGCTGAGCGTTATTTGCGAGCATTCGCCCGGTACCTTCAATTTCATAGGTTCGAACTGATTGTGATTATTGGCTGGTTATCCGCTCCCGTGATTTCTTGGCGTTCAACGTAACCGCGCTTTTTGCCTTTGGTCTTCATGTAAAAGATTGTGGCCGCCGTATCGCCCTTATCGATTAACCCGTGCAACTTGCCCTCGGCGAAATCCAAAACCATATCCTCAACGCTCTCAACCGCCGCTTTGTACTCAGGGTCGTTTTTCAACCAGTAGTAATGAATGTCACGGCTGAGCCCGATGGCGGCGGCCGCTTTGGTTACGATACCGAGGTTAGCCGCGAGTGATTCGAGGAAAGCCTTTTTTTTGATGTTGAATTGTGCGTATCTATCCTCCATGCTCATTTATTGTTTTTCACCTGTTTAATAGCATCGATTGTGCCCCAAAATCCAAAAATGATGGCGGCAACTGCGAGAATGTAGCCGATTATTTCGCTTATATCCATTTTCGTTCCTTTTTTATCGTGTTAATAACTCGTTTTTCCCGTAAACATTGGTATTTCATCGGTGGCCAAATCGCACTTGTTAACATTTATTTCGTCCATTGCGCTTGGCAAACGGCGAACCGCTGGGGTGCGCTTGGGTATTCCTCGAGGGTTTTGGCATCAGCCATGCACCGTGCAATGAATTCGGGCTTTGTTTCGTTTTCTTTTTTCGTTGGTAAAGGCATTGCAGTCTATTTATGGAATTCGATTCCTTTGGTTTGTGTCTTTTCGTTAATCTTAGTGATTTGCTCGAGGTTATCGTCATAATGGGCACCGATTCGGTATTGATCCATTACATGCCACTTGTCGCGGTTATTCGTGAAGATTACCCGCTCTTTTTTTATCCCCAAAATCTCGGCAATCGCGTAAACCTCCTCGCTATCCTTTCGCATCCTCGCGGTAATGATGTAAACGGTTGCACCGCCCCCAATGATTAACCGCGCGAGCTTTCGCCCCCTCGGGGTACTCAATACCCCATCGTAGTCAAATGAGATGCGTGAAGCGAGTAAGTTGAGTTTCATGTTTATAAAACGGAAGGTTTTAGTTTATTGCCCCAATTCGTCCACATCGGCCACTTTCACGGAATCTTTGAGAAAGTCAAATATAACCCGTGCATTGCAAGTTGAACACCCGTAGCGTTGGCCTGTCATCTTAGTGAACCAATTCACCGCCTCTTTTATCATGGTAGCCGTGTAAACGCCCTGAGTTGGCAACCCCGAAACGAAAGTTTGTAACGCTTCGGTTTCCTCATCATTGAGTTTGTACCGCCCCCACTTGTTTATCGGGCAACGTGCCAGCGCGTATTTGGTTTTTACAGGCATCTTGCAACCGCACAACCTGAGTTTCTTTCGGTAGTGGGTTATTTCATTCGATGCCTCAGCCTCGGCCAAATCCTCAGGCGAGAGTTTATTCCCGAAAAGGAAGGTACCGCAACTATGTGTTTCGGGTTTGTAGTGTTTGCACTTACTGCAAATCGTTAGCCTTTCGGCCGCGATCGATGGGGGTACTTTGAACATTCTTTTTTATTTTGGTAATTGCGTTTTCCACAAGTTTGTAAAGTTGTTTTACCGGGATGCCCGTTGCCTTGCTGGCATCCTTATAACTGAAATCGTCCAGCATGTATAACCTCAAAATCACGGCATCGAGCTGGGGCATTAGCTGGATGTAAGCATCGAGGTACTCGTTATCTAACCGACTCCCGAGCCACGGGGTAACAGGTTCGGCCAAGTGCTTTTCACTGAGGGTTTCCCAATTGCGGGAAAACTTACCATATTTCACCCCAAAACGACCCGAGGGGTCGATGTGCATGAGGTACAAAGCACGGTTAACGTAGTAAAATAGTTTTCCCTCAGCCGCCAGCGCCTCGGCCTTTTCGCGTTGATTTTCGAGAATCTTTAAAAGCGTTTCGGCGAGCAAATCGTCACCCTTCACGGTGTCACGCGTTAAGCCGCGAGCGAATCGCCGCCACGTTGGGTAATGCTTTTCCAGTTCTATGTCTAAAACTTTTTTCACCCTCGTTTCAATGTAGCAAAAAACAAACATATCTTTGTCGGTACTAATTTAAACCCCTATTCCAATGGAAATCGATTCAGTTATTAACGAGGCAAAGCCTCCCGTGTTAACTCCCGTGAATGAGTTTCTGAGCATCATTCAAAAAAAGTATAATTCGAGCCCCAATTCGTTGGCCGCTGGAGGATATCGCGAGGTATTGAAAATGGCCGAGCAATTCATTAACGCCGAATTGGCTTTTGCTAATGCCGCGTATACGGCGGGTTACGAAAAAGCCATTACCGATATTCGCGAGGCTCAAAAGGTAAAACCCGAAAACGAAGGGGGTGAGCCTAATTGTGGGCCTATGGATAAAAATATAAAGAGCATTACAATAATTGATCCCGTAACAGGTAAAAAATACACACCCGAAAACGAAAAGGAGGCCGGTAATGTTTAATTTATTCGAGAAAAAAACAAAGTGGGTTGTATTAATAGCATACAATCAAAGTGGAACGGATTACATCGTATTTGTTCGCAAAGGATTAAAAAGTGGAATGATTTACTTTAAAACAAAGGCTGTTACACCGAAGTTTGTTTGTAGCTACAATTTCAATTCCACTTTGTTTGATATAAAGAAAGGTTTTGATGATGTGTTGTCGGCTTAATTGCCTATAACTCAGGAATAACCGAAACAATTAAAACCAAACAAAGGAGGTGACAAATGAAAACTTATAGAAAAACGGCAACGGTTCAAGCTAAGTTATTTCAAAAAGGTGACGAGGATGGAATGATAGAATGGAATGGTAGGATAAGACCATATATAGAAACACTTGAAAATGAAAAGCACTTGGGCATATTTGGATGTCATTACCTGTGCGTTGGTATTAAGGGGGAAAGATGGCTTGTTGAAAAAGAAATCTTTGAAACAACCTATGAAGAGGTAAAAGGAGGTGACAAATGACAACAGAAAGAATTAAGGAAATCCAAAAAGAAACGGCCTACCCAAATAGTATAAGTGTTCAACAGGCTTTATTGAAAGTGTGGAATGAGTGTGAACAGGAATACAAATACAAAGGAGGTGACAAATGACAACCGACAAGCTCGATGAAATAATTACCCAGCACTTTGGCACCAAAGCCCTTTTCTCGGCTCGCATGAAAGTGAGCCGCTTTACCGCTTATCGCTGGCTGAAAGAACCGCACCGAATGACCCTGAAAGACCTGAGCCGCCTGAGCGCAATAACGAAAACCCCAATATGTGAACTTTTATGACTGCAAACGAAACGCTAAAAACTGCAACGGCTCTTATCCCCCATCGATATCAAAAGAGGGTTATATCGCTTTTAATGCCCCATTTCAGCCCCGAAATGATGGCCGAGGCGGTAACGTACCTCGACACGTTAGAAGAGGCTCCATTGGCTCCCGAAGAGATTGTAGAGCATGTGTTTAAATTGGTAACCGAACTAACGGGCGTGGAAAACATCGCGCAAAGTACGAGCCGCAAACACAAAGAGGTTCTGAGCCGTCAAATGGTAATGCTTGCGCTTTATTTGGAGTTACCGGGGGCAACGTTTGAAAACATCGGTAAGCTATTCGAGCATAAATTCGACCACGCCTCAGTTATCCACGCCAAAAAATCGATGGAAACGCGTTACTCATGCGACCCTCATACGCGCAATAAACTGAACGAGCTCGCGAAATGCCTCAGCGATAAAAACCTGAAGGGGCTCGCGCACTTTTTACCCCAAATCGATATTTTAGCCTGAATGGGAAAGCATCGGAAACGATTCGAGGAAATGACAACGGACGAGCTCAGAGGTGAGCGCTGGAGGCTTTACTTTTCCAACCCGAAAACGGAGGCGGCCATCTTTCAGAAGGGCAAAGATTTGGCGCGAATTAATACCGAACTATATCAACGAACGGGCAACGATGCCTATTTACTATACCGTGTAGGCGATGGCTATTGAATTCCTTCCCAAACAAAACGATGCGCTCGATGCGCTCGGACTCGATTCACCCGCCGAGGTAGTCCTCTTCGGAGGAGCCGCTGGCGGGGCGAAATCTTTTACAGGTTGCGCGTGGCAAATAATGAGGCGGCTGAAATACCCCGGCACTCGGGGGCTCATTGGACGATCGAAACTCGATACCCTCAAAAAGACCACGCTCAAAACGTTTTTCGAGGTTGCGGGGTTGTTTGGACTCGTGGCAAATAAACACTATCAGTTTAACGCCCAATCGAACGTTATTACTTTCTCGAATGGCTCGGAAATCATTTTAAAAGACCTGTTCGCTTACCCCTCCGACCCCTCTTTTGATTCCCTCGGCTCGCTCGAGATTACTGATTCATTTATTGACGAATGCTCTCAGGTGAGTAAAAAGGCAATCGACATCGTTCGAAGCCGTATCCGATACCGACTCACTCAATACAATCTAAGCCCGAAAACCTTGCTCACTTGCAACCCATCGAAAGGCTGGCTTTATAACGAGTTTTTCGCCCCATTTCGTGCGAATCAATTGCCCCCTCATTTGGTATTCATTCAATCCCGCGTGGCTGATAACCCACACTTACCCCCTACCTATGCCGAGACATTGGCGAGGTTGCCCGAGGTGGATCGTAAACGATTATTAGAGGGCGATTGGGATTTCGATGAAACGTTGGACGCGCTATTTACCACGGACGATTTACTGAGGTGCTTTCGCCCAGCGAGCGAAACGGGCGAGTTATACATCACGGCCGATATTGCGCGCCTCGGAAAAGATAGAACCGTTATCGCCCTTTGGCGTGGCTTGTCGCTGATTCAAATAACCGAGCTCCGAAAAAAGAAAATAGACGAAACGGCGGCGGTAATTCGTGAGATGGCCGATTACCACAAAGTAAAACTCTCTAATGTTATTGCCGATGCTGATGGCTTAGGCGCGGGGCTCGTTGATGTGCTCAAGTGCCGCGAGTTTCGTAACGGCTCAAGAGCCACCAAGCCCGAAAGGTTCGTTAACCTGAAAGCCGAGTGCTTTTTTAAACTGGCCGAACTGGTGGAATTAAACCGAATCACACTACCAAACCAGCACCGCGACACAATCGTTAAGGAGCTCGATTTAATACGCCGAAAAAACCCCGAAGGCGATGGCAAACTCGCGGTTACGGGTAAAGAGGAAATAGCCCGCACACATGGAATGAGCCCCGATTACGCCGATGCCGTGGCAATGCGTATGTATTTCGAGCTCTTTCCCAATTACGGGCGTTATTCGTACGCCTAACCTCGGGCATTTTTCCACAACGAAACCCGCGCCAATTGTGGTCTCGCTTGGGTTATCAACACAATTACCGAAAAAAAAGTTAACTTTATTTGGTTTGTAGCAATTTTGCTACATATATTTGCCGAGTTATCAGCGGATAACATTGGCGGCTCGCCAGTCAGAGCAAAAATTTTTTTTCTTATGAAAACTCTTTCTTTACGTTCAATCGCGATTCAGATTCGTCAGTTTATTAAACTGAATAACATTCCTCACGCTATGGTGAGCGTGAAGGGCAATCTATTGATTATTGATAATTTGGGTTATGATACGGCTCAGAACATCGCTCAAATAGTTACTGGGTTAGATTTTGTTTACTTAACCCCTTCAATGACTCGATTGAAGTAATCAAAACCTCAGGGGCGCGGCTGATTAACGCGCATTCACAAGAAACAATTTAAAATCACTTATATGTATTTCCTCACCATTTCAAACTACACCAGCGCGCAAACATTCGAATTCTCGAACATCCGCGAAGCCCTGAACTCATTTATCGAGCGTTGCGATTCTTTCGGTTACGACTATGCCGAGGACAACGAGGGCAACTTTACCGCTGGCGGCTTTGGCCACTCTCATGAAATCACGTTAACATCAAATTTTTAAACCCCAAAATCTAATTTTTAAGATGGCACATTTAGAAATCCCCGTGAAAATGGTTACTACCGTGGACACATTGAAAATCGAACTCCCTTACTACTGCTCTGATGGGTACACCTGTTGGGCAATCCTCGAGGAAAAAAAGATTATCAGCGTAAACGATTGGGTTCGTATCGAACAGGCGAACGTTTGGCTACTTAACGAAGTGCCAATGGCGGCCACTCAGCCAGTCGTTAAGCCTATCACTCGAGAGGAATTCATGGAAGTGTATAACCGCGTAATTGAGCGCATAAACACGGCCCTATGAACGATATCCGAACCGAACTCCGAATCCTTTTAGTAATCAATCTTATCACACTTATATGCTTACTTACCCATTAAATCCCGAAACGCTGGACTCGCTCCAAAAGTTTCAAGCCCGGCTCAACTCAGCACCCAGCGAATTGGCCGTGGAATCGACTCCCGATAGAAAAGCCCAAACCGTGGTTATTTCTCACATCGAAATGACATTGGACGAATTGTTTTTTGGCCAATGGAAAACCGAAAATTTCAAATGGAATGCAATTGCAAACGAGGTGCAAGGTTCAATTGAACTTGTGGCCGTGCATCCAGTAACAGGTTTCGAAATACGCCGAACTGGTGCCGCTTCCATTGTCATCATGGTAGACCGTGCACCCGAAAACATCGCTGGGCAAGAGCGCAACCAATGGGCGCTTAACCCATCGAACAAAAAGCCCAACGCTCTCGATATGGCTTTCCCCAAACTGAAGTCTGAATGTTTGAAAAACGCCGCGCAATCCCTCGGCAAGATATTCGGGCGGGATTTGAACCGCAAGAATGTCGACCAATACCAGCCCTATAAATTACAGGTTGGCGAACTACCTCAAGCGGTAATCAATAAACTCGAAATCGGGATTATGAACCGCGACCCTCTCGCTATCGCCGCCATCGGCTCACTTGAAAACGTTATGAGCCCAACCCAAAAAACCCATTTACACCAATTAATCGAAAAGCACAATGAGCAATGAAATTATAACTTTCATAATAGTTGCCGCCTTCGGTGTGCTCGGGTTTTATGGGGTAATCGTTATGATTCGAATCGATAACGGTTACACCGACTTAATAAACGAGGTAGGCCGTGAGCTCGATCGCCAAAACAAAGAATTAAACCAATCAGAAAAAGAAAAGCAAAATGGAAAATAACCCCTATTTAACCGAATACATGGCGAGCGTGGCGCAAAATACCAGCGCGTGGGATAAATTACGCCTCGGGCGATTCACAGGCTCAGGAATCAGCGCCCTAATGACTAACCCCAAAACCAAGGCCGCCATCGAAGCGGGCGAATTGAGCGAAACCGCTAAAAAATACATCTACGAGAAAGCGATGGAAACCGTAACGGGGCAATCGGCTAACGAGGCAACGAGCCGAGCCATCGACTGGGGTAACGAGTGGGAGGAACATGCCCTTCGACAATTGCAAATCGCGCTTAACTCACCCGAGGAAAGCACCGAACTCAAGCCATCATTTAAGTTATTCAATGACTATTTCGGTTGCAGTCCTGATGCCTTTATGATTCACCCCGAATTCGGCCCTGTTGGATGCGAAATAAAGTGCCCGTGGAATTCGGTTAATCACTACATCCACTCTCAGGTCGAAAGTGGCGAGGATTTGAAGCGCGTTAACTCCGACTATTACTGGCAAATTATGGGTAACATGCTCACGTTTAACTTGCCCGCTTGGGTGTTTGCCTCTTACGATCCACGCCAGCCCGAAAACCGCCGCTTGCATCACACCGTAATTATGGCCAACCCTGAAGATATGGCCGCCATGTGCGAGGCAATGGAGCGAGCTCACTCATTTAAGGCTACCATTTTACACAACTGGTATAAATTTTAAACTCCCAACTCACCCAAAAAGGACAATTAAGACACTTTCAAAACTTTCTCAACTTTCACATTTAGAAAGTTCGGAAAGTTTACAAACCCTAAAACCCTATAAAAATGAATAGAGAATTAATTGAATTGATTACCGACACGGTTTCAAAAAGAGCCGAGGTTGAAACGGCAACCATTTACAACGCATGTGAGGCGCGTGGTTTCGTTCGCGGTACATACACCAGCTACATTTCAATGATGAAAAAAGCCGGGTATTTGCGCCGCGTTAAACCGCAAGTGTACGCCATCGGCCGCCCAGCAAGCGCCCAAACGATCGCGCTCAACTTGCAACGTTTACAATTGCACAAAAAGGGCGTACTCCCCCGAAATGCCCCTGTTGAAAATGAGCAAGTTGAAAGAAAAAAACCTTCCGAGTCGTTACTTAAAAAACCGCATTTACCTTTTAAAACCGAACCCGAAGTGGTGGAGCCATTTAAACCAGCTCACGAAAGAATGATGGACGCTATTCGCGTGTTGAAATCTTTTGACCTGAAAGTAACAATTGAGTTTTAAGGCTCGCTATTATTGCAACGCATACTCATAATGAAATTTAAAAAATCCCCCTTTCGTTCATTGCCAGTCAGCCGTTAGGCAATGGGTATGCCTTTGAGCGTTGGGGGGTATTTTTAAAATGAAAAAATCCTTTATTCTTTACGTTGACTCGCTCAATATCCTGAGTGAACTCAACACCCAGCAAGCGGGCGAATTATTTAAGGCTATTTACAACTATCATTTAAGCGGTGAAATGCCAACCGAGTTTTGGATTAAAATGGCGCTGGCTTCATTCATAAACCAATGGGAGCGCGATGCCGAGAAATGGGAGCGCGTTAAGCAAGTGCGAAAAGAGGCGGGGCAAAAAGGAGGTTTAAGCAAAGCTAAGCAAATGGTAGCAAATGCTAAAGATGCTAAGCAAACCATAGCAAATCTACCTGTTAATGTAAATGTTAATGGTAATGTAAATGGTAATGTAAATGTTACTAAAGAAAAAAAATCTATAAAAAAAGAATTCGAACCACCAACCCTCGCCGAGGTGCAAGCATGGTTCACCGAGCAAGGTTCAACGCCTGAGCAAGGGGCGAAGGCTTGGCAGTATTACACCGATGGGAATTGGTGCGATGCGAAAGGTTCACCCGTTAAAAACTGGAGGCAAAAGATGAGAGGCGGGCGGTGGCTCGAAGCGCCAGCAACCCCCCGAAATGAAGGCCGACAATATGAAAATTTAACTCACACACACACTTACACCCAACTCGATGAACTTAACGACATTTTTACCGCCGAATGACACCGAGCTCGAAAAAATCATCTTAGGAGCTATTTTGCTCGATTTTAACGCACTCAAACGTGTTGAGGGTATACTTACCTCAGAAAAGTTTTTTGACCCGCGTAATGGGCTTGTAATGGAATCGGTGCTAAAACTCAAAAATGAGAATCAGCCAATTGATATTTTAACCGTAACCCAAACGCTAAGAAAGGGAAAACAACTCACCAGCGCCGGGGGGCCCGCCTATGTGGCCGAGCTAACCAACCGCGTTAGCTCAACGGCCAACCTTGAAACGTGGGCGCTCACACTTACCGAAATGTATTTGAAAAGAGAGCTCGCCAAAAGCGCCGCCCGTGTGGCTGAGCTCGCACTTTCGCCCGAAACCGACCCGTTCGAACTTTACAACCAATTCAGCACCGAGCTCACCGACCTCATTCGCAACAACCTCAAAGGCCAAAGCTCGCACGTTTCCACTATTACCCCCGAAACCTCGGAAAGCATCGAAGCGAGGGAAAAAACGGGCGTGGCGGGATTGCCAACGGGAATTCGAGCAATCGATGGGGTGCTCGGTGGGCATCAGAAGAGCGATTTGGTTTACATAGCCGCTCGCCCCGGCATGGGTAAAACATCATTCGCCATATCAGTTATGCTAAACATGGCGCAAAGCGGAAAGCCAGTCGCATTTTTTAGCCTCGAAATGTCGCGCGTTCAAATCGTTTTCCGAATGGCTTCGATTCTGAGCGGGTTGAACGCCGAGCAACTCGCTAAACACCGACTCGATCGCGATGCGAAAATAAAATACTATCAGACCGTTGACCAATTAAACGCCCTTCCGATTTACATAGACGATAACGCGGCGCTGAATGTTTACGACATCAAAACGAGGGTTCGAACGCTGAGAGAAAAGCATAAAATTGAGGCGGTTTTTATCGATTACGTTCAATTGATAGCGGCGGCCAAGTCTAAAACCGCGAACCGAGAGCAAGAGGTTTCGGCAATTTCGCGAGGTTTAAAGTTAATCGCCAAGGAAAACGACCTTCCAGTTATCGCGCTGGCGCAATTATCTCGCTCACTTGAAACTCGGAGCGATAAGAGGCCAATGTTATCCGATTTGCGCGACTCAGGAAGCCTCGAACAGGATGCCGATGTCGTTTCCTTCCTTTACCGACAGGATTATTACGATAAGAATTCGGGTATTAACACCGCCGAGTTCATAATCGCCAAACACCGAAACGGCCGAACTGGTTTCGTGAACATAAATTTCACGCCTGAAACTATGCATTACACCGACACCCAGCGAATCGAACCTGAAAACTACTTTGAACTATGAGGCACGGCTCATTATTTTCGGGAATCGGAGGTTTTGACCTCGCGGCCGAGTGGATGGGATGGGAAAATGTTTTCCATTGTGAATGGAACCCATTCGGGCAACGTGTCCTAAAACATTACTGGCCTAATGCAGAATTATTTACTGATATAACCAAAAGTGATTTTACAAAATATGCAAACACAATTGATATTCTCACAGGGGGATTCCCATGCCAACCATACTCAAGCGCAGGAAAGCGACTTGGAAAAGAAGACGAACGCCATTTATGGCCCGAAATGCTTAGAGTCATTAGAGAGGTTGCCCCGCGTTACGTTGTGGGCGAAAACGTTCGCGGGCTTACTAATTGGAATGGAGGGTTGGTATTCAACGAGGTGTGTACTGACTTGGAAAATCTTGGGTATCAAGTCGCGCCCTTTATTATACCTGCGAGCGCGGTCAATGCCCCGCACCAACGAGAGCGAGTTTGGTTTGTTGCCTACGCCCGATGCATCAATCCGAGGTGCGCGAACAAATCAAAATGGGCATCAAATAACGCTACAGGATGCAGTTGCGATGAAAACACCAGAAGCTCAAAAATTAATGATGGGGATGCTACCAACGCCAACGGCAATGGACTCAACCAACGCGACTGCGAACATGAAAAGCACCCAAGTGAAACCGGGTTCGATGCATTCAATGACATTAACGAGAATGCTATGCACACCGACAACGAGAGATTACAAGGGCGCGCGCACGAAGGAAACGCTGGAGAAAAAGGGGAGGGAAAAAAACAATTCACTACCCGACCAATTCGCCCAAACTGGGACATCTTCCCAACTCAATCCCCGATTTGTGGGGGAGATGATGGGCTTCCCACCGAATTGGACGGAATTACCTTTTCAAAGTGGCGAAATGAATCTATAAAAGCGTATGGCAACGCAATCGTTCCTCAAGTGGTTTATGAAATATTTAAAGCAATTGAAAAATATGAGAATCTTTAAAAACTCCGATGGCTCTTTTGACATCGTAAACACTAACCGCGTTTTGTTCCACGCGAAAAATGGAACGTGTAAAGTAATCGGGCGAGTAAACGATCGCTGGCGTACCGCCAGTAAACAAGTGAACTCGCTCCCGGTAAGTATTCACAGGTTCAAAGCATTAATCGAGAAAGCCGTAATATGAAACGTTGCAAGGTTTGTAAAACACCGTTCACCCCAACTTATTCGAGCCTTCAAGCCACTTGCGTAAAACCTCAATGCCTAATCGAATGGGGGCGAATGGCTGAGAGAAAAAAAGCAAAGCGGGAAATACGCCAAATGCGCGAGAATATAAAAAGCGTGAGCGCGTACCGCCGAGAGTTGCAAAAGGTGTTTAATGAATTCATTCGCCTCAGAGATTCAAAAGAGCCGTGTATTTCATGTGGAAAACCGCTCCCCGTGAAATACGATGCTGGGCACTTTTACTCGGTTGGTAGTTACCCCAACTTGAGGTTTAACGAGGACAACGTTCACGCACAATGCGTGGAATGTAACCAGCATAAACACGGCAACTTGCTCGAATACGCCCCGCGACTAACCGAGCGAATCGGTTTTGAGCGGGCGAGTAAGTTAATGGTGCTGAGAAACGAGCCGTTGAGGCTTTCACTTGAGGAAATCAAACAACTAATTGAGCAGTATAAATGGAAAGTGAAGACCCTAAAATCACAATCTTAAAGCGCGAGTTGTGGATTCTCACCGTTCACCGCTCCTTGCGCCCATGCGTGAAGGATAACGCTCGAATGTGGGAAATAATGGCCGAACTTTACGAGCTCACAAACGACCCAATGTATAATTTAAAACCCAAATAAAATGAGTAATTTCGAACAAAAAGAGGGGCAAGGTAGCCTCTTCAAAAACGAGAAAAAAACCGCACCGAATCAGCCCGATTACCGTGGTGAGTTGAAATGGCATAACCAACTATTGAAAGTTGCTGGCTGGATTAAAGAGTCCAAAACGGGAAAAAAATTCCTGAGCCTTAAAGTGGAGGCAATCGACACAACGAGCGCGAGTTTTAAGCCCGAGGGAATAATTGAGAAGCCGCGAAATAATGACGATTTACCCTTTTAAAAATGAAACCGAGAATGTACGATTTCGCCACCGTGGCAAAAATTATGAAGTTGAGAAAAGAGCGCCATGAGTTATTGTGGTCGAGTAACGCCAACGATATTCGCCAGCACAAAAGGATTAGCGGCGAACTTTTCCAACTCACAGGAAATGAAATTTACCTCAGGTTTTAAACCTCGAAGTGAGGCAAATCGCGGAAGGATTTCCAATTGCCGCCCCATTTCACAACTCCATTGAAATTGGCTTTCACAATAGCCGCAAATTTCTCGAATAATTCGGGGCTCCAATCGAGGGCCCCGTTTTCGTTTTTAAATGCAATGTCGAACGCCTGTGCTGGTGTGCGGTTATGCTTGCCGTTGGCTTGAATGTTTGTGACTATTTTACCCGGAGCGGTTCGGCCTTTCGCATAAAGAGCCATTTGTTCCTCGTTACTCCTAAAAGTGCACGTTAAAAATGGCTGGGGGTCGCTGGGGTATTGCAAACGAAACTCGCGAGCGGCCAAAGTGTACGCCCGTTGCAGTCGGTAATCGCAATCTTTCAGGTTACGGCTTGGCATTGTGCAATAATTTATCTTTCATGGCTGAGCCTCTTGAGCTCCCAACGTAGTAAGCAAAAATCGAGGTACCAATTGAGAGCACCGAGCCAAAAGTCATATCGGCAAGGCGTTGATTCTCGATGGGTATAACGACAAAGATTAACGAGAGCACCACGCCAACGGTTAAAGTGAGGCCAACAATGACCACGGCACCCATTAACCAGTCGCGTTTACCCGTTGCATTTAAAAAAGCGGCCTCGCGTACCCGCGCCGAATCGCGATCGGCAACCTCGGCTTTATAATACTCGAGCTCGGTTTGCATATCGAGCCTCGTCATCTCGAGCTCAAAGTTTAAACGCATCTTTTCGAACTCCAATGCTAACGCGTTATGCTCATCACTTTTATGCTTTTGGCCGTTGAGGTACGCGCCCACCGTTTCCAGCGCCTGAATGCCTGTAATATCGCCCGCTATTTCGAGAATATCGCCCGCGACAGGCTTTACCTTATCCCGAATAAATACGCCGAATTTTGAGCCCTTAATGCGCTCGCCAATGGGTTTTTTATCAGGGTTCTTCTTGCTCATTTTTTGGGCATGAAAAACGAGAGAATTCCCGTGAAAATTCTTTTGTAATTACTCATAACGTAAATGAACATTTTCTCGCCCATTAACGTAGCCATTGGCACCGCCCAAGTGGATTCGGATTCGTGCCCGTGCAACTGGCAATAAATCGCAGTTTGATAACCGCAAAAAACCGAGAGGCCGATAACGGCCACCCATTGCATTACTGAGAGCGCTCTTTTCATGTATATTTCATAACTGATTTTGCCGAGTATACCGATTATAATCCCCATAACCCAACTCGCCGAATCGCTCACTATTTCGGAAAGATATTCGAAAAAACTCATTTGGTTTTTTTGGTTTTAGATAGCAATTGTTTTTCGTAGCGTTGCAACGCTTCGAGGTATAAACGGCGTTTTGAGGCGCTTTTACTTTCGGCTTTCATTAAGGAATCTGATTAATTGAGTTGTAACGAGGCCCCGTTCGCGAGCTCGCAGTATTGCCCGAACTGAAAATGTAACTCGCCGAACCCTTACGCCAGCCGAGCGGGGCACGTTGAGGCCATTGGTTATTCGAATACTCGGGCAATAAACTCGAATTCGCGCACAACCAATCTACCATTAGGCTGGTGTAATACTCGGCGTTTTGTTGCCAGCGCGCGAGTTGATCCTTAAAAATCACATCGCCAACGGGAGTTGAATCCTCCGAGGTTCTTTGTACCATGGTACCGTTATCAACTTTGTAAGTCAAAGTAGGCGCGGCCTCAACCATTGTCCACCACAACACAACTCGGCGGGCATAATCCTCCACTAACGTTTGGTATGCCCCCGCGAGCGTGTTATTTTCAATGTCGGTTTTAATCTTTTCGTAAAGGCTCGTTCCCAAATACGGCGAGAGGTGTTTATCCTGAGCCAAATAAATGGAGGGGTAAAGTAGGTTAGGGTCAACCGCCCCATTTATATTGGTGTACTTTTTAATATACACATCGGAAATCAAAAGTA